CTGTGACCCCTACTGCTTTTTCAAGTTGTTTTTCTTTTTCTATTCTTTGATCTACTAATCCTAATAATTTATTAATGTAATTATTTTCATCATTGATAAGTTGACCATTATCATCTATTATTCCTTGTAATTCTAAATATTGAGAAGCTTGTTTTGCTAAATCTTTATTTTTTTTCTGTTGAGATATTTCTATTAATCTTTCTTGGCTAAGATTTTTAAATTTATCTTGTAATTCTTGTTTTCTAATTTTAAGATTGTCTATTTCAATCTTAGCTTTTTCTTGAAGTTTTTCTAAATCCTTTTTAGATAAATCTGAATATCCCTTGGCATCATTTTTTAATTTATCTGCTATATCTCCTAATTTGCTAAAATTTTTATTAATTAAACTAGAAGTAGAATCCATTTTTTTTAAGTCATCTAAAACATTTTTGAATTGAGAACTTAAATCAGTGAATTCGCTATTTATATCATCAAAATGTTGTTGAGCATTTAATAATTCTCTATTAAATTCAACGGTGCTATTTTTTATAGCATCCATTCTGTTTCTTAATTCGTTAGCATTTAGACCCGAAGCCCTTAAATATTTTTCAATTTGTTCTAAATCTTTTGGATTCAAATTATCTGCCATAGTACAGTATTATACATATAAATATTAAAAGCGCCTATTTTCTAGGCGCCTTTGTAGTATAAGTTGGGGTGTTAGATATATTAGGACGAGCTATTTCACCTTTTTTATTACTATTCTTTAATTGTTTTTGGTGTTTTTCAGCTTCTTCTGCTTCTTTATCGTAGAATTCTTTAATCATATTAAACGTAGTTCTACGTAACCACAATGGCATGTTATAAACAGTGTCCCAATCATATCCACCCTTTCCATGAAATACTATTTCATGAATTTGTTTGAATATATATAACCTATATTCCGGCGTCAGGCCAAAAAAAGTTAACAGAAACTGGAACTGCTATACCCTCCCCTGTATAATCTAAATCTTCTGGGTAATATTTTAATTCAACATCTGGAGATATATTTGTGTAATATTCACGTAATGCTCTAGCTTCAACGGCTAATAAGTAGTTATCTACAAACTCGCGGATTGATTTTTGATCACGGTCACCATTAATAGATGTAATGATATATTTTAATCTTGTTGTAACATCTGCTGTGGAATTTGGATTAATCTTTTGTAATCCTTTAATTTCAGCATCGATTTTTTTCTCATCGCCATGTGTTAACAATTTGAATGTTACTACATTACCTGATTTAGGTAAACTAAAAGTAAATTCATTTACACCTTTTTTCAATAATGTTTCGTCTAATTGTTTTTCATTTAATTTAGACAAATCAACAGTAGCTTCTATTTCTTGACCGTTTTGAACATATTTAAATTGGTAATCTTTACCATATCCCAAAACACGAGCTGCTACTAAAATTGCATTTTTATCACCTACTAATAATTCATCATAATTAATAGGGGTAACAATCAATGATTGAAGTAATTTATCAATAACAACGCCTTGTCTGATGTAGTTAGCATTAGTAAGAATATCTTCTTCTTTTGCTGTCATATACTTCATTTCAATTTCACCTTTGGAAAGTGGTGATTCTTTTGAATACAATAAACCTTTTGAGGGTAATGTAACTTTTTCTGTCGGTAACTTTAATTCTGCCATAGATGTATTTTTATTTTGTAAATTTTTTCATTAAATAATCAATCACATTATATAATAATAAGAAACCAGCAATACACCATCCCATAGCTGACATTGTTTGTAATACGGGATAATATTCTAATTTGCGTATTCCTATACTAAATAGTACCATTAGTATAAGATATATTATATTTTTATTCATATTAATATTAATATTAAAGATATTACAAATAACCAAAAACAATAATTCCAATATCCTATTTTTCTAGGTATGAAATTTGTTATTTGGTCTATTATTGATGTAGTTGTATTGCTTATATATATTAATTCTTTACCTCTAAAATAATTTAGAAATGTATTAAATACTGGTATTCTAATTAAAGCATAGCCTAATACTACTGTAAAGCTATGGGTTAGTAAATATGGAATTAATAATAATAAAAAATATATTAATCCATTTAAACCATGATATATTGGCTTATGTTGTTTGATTTTTTGAGCATCAATATAAGCAAAACCAATATTAAATAATATAAACAATATAAATAAAACTATTAACATCGTATATAAATATATGCAGAAAGAAAGCACTTGCCAAAAAGACAAATGCTTTCAAAGAAAAGAAATATGAAGAGTGATTAGAAGTTCAATACACAATAATCCATAGCGATTGTTATGCTAAGAGCAATTGCTGCGTCTCCAGAAGCCCAATCGTAATCGCCAAAGCTAGCTGTTTTACAATAGGCACCTTTGATTACCCACTCACTTACGATATCACCTACAGGACCTAATACGTTCAAAGTTAAATCTTTCTTATAAAAGTCAGAATAACCATCACGGCCTGTTACTGATTCGTGTGCTAAACGAGCCCATTCCATTACTGATTGTGCACCAGAAGGAGTGATTGGATCGTATAATTCTAAAGTCATATCAGCCCATTTTACCTTACCTTTTACTTTACGGTAAACGTTGATATGATCTAATATGATTTCACCAGCGTCAAATTCAGGAGCTTTTGCTTTCTTAATTAAATATGCTGGGATTCCATCTATATACATGATAAAGCGATTGGCCACTTTGGGTTCAAACGCTGTAAACATTATTTCATTTGGATCTAATACTGCCATTTTATTTTAAATTTTTATTTGTTTGTCAATTTGTTACCAATAAATATATGGAACTACATCCCCTTATGCAGGGAATGTAGCGCCAGTTGGAAGAATGTTAAAGTTCAAGATTACAAACTCAGCAGTTTTAGTTGGTTGAATGTAGATTTGACCTACTAATTGGTTACGATCTACAATATCCGGAGTATTATTCGTAGCATCCATTACTACTTTATAAGCAAACAAACCTTGACGTTGTACTACTGATGATAAGTATGGATTTACTTGAGCTAAGAATCTATTACGTGTTACAGTTGTATTTTGTTCGAATACTAATGTACGAGCAACACCTCCAATGAATCCTTTTAATGCGATCAATAAACGACGAACGTTTAATCTGTCAAGGGCTGTTGGTTTTTTCTGTAATGTTTTCTGACCCCATACACATACTCCAGTTCCTGGGAATGTAGCTAATGGGTTAACTCTACCATTATATAATGTATCACGATCTGTTTGTTGAACTCTACGTTCAGGAGAAACTACTGAAGGAATACCACCGCGGTTAAGACCTGCTGGTGCAAACCATTCTGCTGTTGTTGAGTCATTAAATGCTAATACACCGCCAAGTACTGTTGATGGAGGACACCATACATTTTTACCTAAACCACTTGAAAATAATTGAACCCAAGGATAATATGTAGCTGTGTAATTGCTTGCATAGTTACCAGCATTTGACACTGCAGATGCTATTGATGTTCCATACATTCCTGAATCTGCTATCCAAACAGCATCACCTCTGTTTTCAACTGTTGTGATAGCAGCATTAGCGGCGGCTGTATTATTTAAACTAATTCCAGGAGCTAATAATACATTAAATTGATAATTATCTTTATCTGTTAAGAAACGGAAAGCATTAATATAATCCGTTGGATTCATTCCTTGAATATTACTAGTAGTTGCAGCTTCATTCATAAGATAAGCTGCATTAGAAGCTGTAAGACCTCCACTAAAGGATCCATCAAATGATCCACTACCTACAGAAGGCATTGATGGTCCATATTGAGATGTTTTGAAATTACCATTGTTATCAAGAGAATCTGCATGAGGAGTTTGGATAGATGCTACACGAACATATGCAGATTTGTTAGCAAAGCTACCAGAATATGTTACAACACCTGTTGCTAAATCTGGTAATGGTTTTAAATCTCCAATAACGCGAGAAACATAATTTGGTAATTGAGGATCTAAACTTATATTAGACCATGTTTCTAATATATTCTTTTGAGCTTCATTATCATCACCACGGCGAATTACAAGAGTAAATAAACCACTACCTGTATCAGAGTAGGCAACTTCATAACGAATATTGTTAGAAGAACCATTTGTTAAAGCACCACTTACTGCACTTGAAGTATTATTCATTTGATCACCCCAAGCTAATGTTTCTAAAGTAAATGAAGAAGTAATGGATCCTGCTGTATCAGTACCACCACCAAGAGTAATAATTGTAGAAAAAGTATTAGCAGAACCTGTAGCTAAAGTAATACCATTAGCATATGTACCTGGTCTTGAACCTGACAATATAAGAAGACCACCTGCTCCTGTAGCTCTAACTATATCTACACTAGCACTAGCAACAGAACTAGATAAAGCTCTATTAATAGATGCAGTTAAACTTGTTAAACCAGCTAAAGTAGTCGATCCTGTAACAAAGTAATATAATCTACCATCTACATCATCTTGTGGTAATGCTTCAGGAGGAGCTGATATAAATCTATATGAAACTCCAGCATATGCAATTCTAACTTCTTGGTTAGATGAAGTCATAAAATTAGAACCTGTTCCAGCACTTCCTGTAGCAAAATTTACTCCAACTAAAGGTTGAGCAGTTACAGAAGCACTAGCATAAGTAGAAGCAACAGTATTGCTACTACCACTAATAATTCTAGTTACTAACATTGTTTGACCACCATTAGCAAAATATTCTTTAGCTGCTAAGGATGTCCAGAATTCATAATAGTAAGAACCACTTTTAAAGGTCTCACCATACAATGTTTTGAATTGATTGTAATTGGTAACATAGGTTGGTACAAACGGAACACCAAGTACAGTAGGACCTACAAGAGCCGCTCCTACTACCTGTGGTGTAGTAGTATAAATGCTCTGGTCAGATTCTTGCTGGAATACTCCAGGAGAGACAATTATTTCTGCCATTTTTATTTAATTTTGTTTAGTTTTGTTGTTATTTACCTAGTAATAAATATCAACAAAATGCTACAAAACGCAGAAATAAATTAGAAGATTAAACAGGGGTTATTTCACCTGTTTCAACATCGATATTACCTACACCATACTTTCCTTGTAGAGTATTAATTAACTCTTTTTCTTTTTCTACGAGAGTTTTAATATCACCCAAAACATTATTTTTTTCTTCTTCAATCATTTTTTTATGATTGTTAAGATCACTTAATTGTGCTTCAAAACTACCCAATTCAAATATAAACTTGTTGTAGTTTGTTTGCATTTCTTTAATTTGTTGTAACTCTTCTTCTGTAAGTTTTTTTACTTCTGACATATTATTATTGTTTTTTATTTTTTCCAGCGTTTATCAGGACAAGCATCTGGTCCTTCTACTGGTGTGAATATTTTTTTATTTAATGGGCAACCACATAATCCACAAACATGTATATCTATGTGTTTGTGATATTCTCTATGTGGACATTGCTCACATATTGAAATTCTATGCTCTGCTATTTGTTGTTGCTTAGGTGTAGGGTTAGCAGCGGCAATCCATGCTTTAGCTATTTCTACTATTTTAAGCATTTGTTTTTTTCTTTTTAGGAGTAGGTTTCATTTTTGGCGCTTCTTTCTTTTTAGGAGCAGCCTTCTTTTTAGGTTTAGTTTCTTCTACCTTTTCAGCTACAAATGGAGCTTCAATCGCAACCGGATCTTGTGTTTTGATAATTTCTTCAACGGTTTTAGCGATTTCATCGTGAATCGTTGAAGGAGGGGTTGTTGGAATGGAATGATCAGTTTGATACGCTTTTTTAGTTACATAAACTGCTACGCCAATAATGATGGCTACTGTCAAAATGAAAAATAACATAGTTTGGTTTTTATTTGTTTGATATAAATATATACAAAAAATAGAGACCAACCAATTATTTTTCATCTTCCTCAATAGCTTTTATACTGTGGTTTTTATCTATAATATCTAGGAACCAATCTAATAATCGACCAGTAAATGTTAATGTATTTATTTTTTTATTTTTTCCAATTGCACTACTAATTGTTTCATCCTCATTTCCAAACTTATAACCATCCTTCTTTATCAAGGTGATGTTAAACAGGTGTTTGCAGACCACATTCCCAAGCTGATCTATCCCTAGGGCTATTTTGTACATGTATTTCCCCCTTTTAGGGTGGAACATTGCTACAATAAATCCTATTGGAAACAATATAATAGCTAACAATATGGCTATAATAAGAAGTATCATAGATTGTCTATGAATGCTTTTCCTTGTGTTATTGCATTATCTTTTGCAGTGGTATTTAATCCTTTAGTGTACGTTATGCCCTGTGCTATTAGCTGCCAGTAGGCGTTGTCTGGTAAGTTGCCTTCTGCATCAGGACCTATGCCTGCAGCTTGTTCGTCAGCTATCCCCAGGACTATTTGCGGTATTAGCAGATCATCCATTTCTGTATTCATTCTATTAGCTTGGCCTTCTGGTAGTGCAGTCAATGTTTTGAATATAGTTAAAACCTCTACTACATTTGCATTTACTGTAAAAGAGGCTTCTAGGTCATTATTTCCTGTCAATACTGTTTTAAGTCGACTAATCAACGAAAATGACTGTTGCACAGAAGCATTTCTCAAATAATGAATAATGTAATAATAATGTTTTGCTTTTAATGTTATTTGTACCATAGTTTTATGATCTAATTAATACGTTTGCTGTTGGAAAATTGTTAGTTGGAACAGTTGTGTATGGTGTCGCGATTTGCATTTTTATTTCTATATAATCACCTACTACAACTGGTATTGATAATGAATTGTTCGTAAAGGTTCTATTTGTAGCTGCTGTTGAGTTTTGCTCTATTAGATAATCTGTTGTGTTATTTAATCGTATAGACGCTGTTATAGCGTTATTCGATCCTGCAAGACCAGCTGAATATATTGAAAATAATGCATCTGTTATTGTACCTGCTTTTGGGATGTGCACTCTTGATGTACCAGCAGCTGTTACTGGACTTCTTGGAAAATTACCCATATAGTTTGTAGCACCAGCTGTTATAGTCCATGCGTTGGAAAAGAAGAACAGCGTATACGTTTTATTATCTAACTGTGTTTGTACAGCTGATGTTGTGCCGCTTAAATATCCTAATTCTGTAGCAGTTGTAGCGCTAGATACTAATTGATTGTTAGCATCTGCTGCTAATGCTCTGTTAGCGGTTAAACCTAATATAGTAGCATTACCTGTTGTTGTTAGTGATCCAGTTATAATAGCTGAACCTGTCACTACAAATGAACCAGTTATTGTTTGGTTACCATTAAATGTATTTGAACCAGTTGTTGCAAAGGAGCTTGTATTAATAGTAGTTCCACCACCATTAGCAGCAAATAAAGCATAGGATGCTGTTATTGCATTTGCAGCCCAACTTGCAGTACCTTGTAATGATCCTGTAATACCATTAGATACACTTAATGAGCCCGTTACTTGAAATGTACTTCCTGCTGCAAACACTAAGTTTGATCTGTTATTTCCGCTTGTACCATTTCCTATAATAAAGGCTGATTGTACTGAGGATGAAATGTTATATTGACCTTGAACGTGTTGGTATGAGCCAGATGATACTGTACCTAAACCTTCTGTATGTGAAGCTTCTCCTATTGCTTGAGTTTGTTGTCCTTCTGCGTGTGAATAGTTAGCTGATGCCGTTGTAAGTAAACCTTCAGCATGTGAATTTAATCCTAATGCTAATGTGAGTAAACCTTCAGCGTGTGATGCCAACCCTTGTGCAATAGTGGTATCACCTTCAGCATGTGAATAATTTCCAATAGCTTGAGTATCTTTACCTTCAGCGTGTGAGCTCACACCAATAGCTATTGTTAAATAACCCTCAGCATGTGAGTGTGAACCTGATGCTATTGTTCGATTACCCTCTACATGTGACCGTTCTCCTTTTGCTTGAGTAAGATCTCCTTCAGCATGTGAGTAGTCTCCTATTGCTTTAGCCGAATCTCCTTCAGCATGTGAGTATGAACCCGATGCTATTGTATTTTGACCTTCAGCATGTGAATATGAGCCTGATGCTATTGTATCTCGACCTTCAGCGTGTGAGTATTCTCCATATGCTTGAGTTTGTTGTCCTTCTGCATGTGAATATGCTCCAGATGCTGTTACAGCACTTCCTTGTGATAGAGAACCTGATATCTGCACTTCACTTCCTGCGGCGTGTATAAGATTACTTCTATTACTATCATCTGTTCCATTACCTACGATAAAAGCTGCAGGTATGGATGATGTGACATTCCATTGGCCCTGTACGTGTTGGTGGTTAGCTGCTGCTATTGTATTATTCCCTTCTGCATGAGAATACTGTGCTGACGCTAGCGTCATTGTATTTTGACCTTCAGCGTGTGAATAATATCCTATTGCTTGGGTAAAATCTCCTTCAGCATGAGAATAATCTCCGCTCGCTGTAGTTGCACTTCCTTCAGCATGTGAACCGGGGCCTGACGCTATATTTCCCTCTAATCCCTGTGATAAAGAACCTGTAATTTGTGTATTACTATTTATAGATACTATACTTCCATTATCAGATATATTACTATCGTTTAGATGTTCTATACCTGTACCTTTAGGTATCCTATTTGCTGTTAGATATATTTCATTACCTACATTATCAAACGTTTCAGGGCCGAGTAGAAAAATAGATGATGTTAATACTCCCCCAGCTGTACCTTTATGTATGAACAGAAACTCATCTTGTACTGAATCATATAAGAATGATGCTGATACTAGTGGAGATGAACCTGAGTCTATTACTGCTAATCCACCAAACCTAGCACCAGGATTAATCGTATTGACTGTGATTAGGTTGGTGCCTATATTAAGCGTTGATTCTGAAATGAATGTTATAGATGCTGATCCTAATACATTTAGATTTTGATTTATGGTTAAACTTCCACTTATTGTTTGAGTTATGCCTGAACTGCCTGTTGTTAAAAATGAGCCAGTAATATTATTAATACTTTGAGTAAAAATTAATATACTACTAGTGAATGAATTTATACTGCTGGTGTAGCTATTAAATGATGATGTAGTAGCAAAACTAGATGTTTGTGAATTAGTTACAAATGAACTCGTTTGGCTATTCGTAACAAACGATGATGTTTGGTTGTTTTGTACAAATGAACTCGTTTGACTATTTGTAACAAACGATGATGTTTGTACATTAGTTACAAAGCTTGATGTAGCAGTATTAATGCTTTGTGTAAACGCATTAAACGAACTTGTTGTAACTACCGAGCTAGTAAAGGCGTTAAAAGAACTAGTTGTTACATAATCACCACTAACTGTTCCTCCGGACCCTGTATTTACTGTTATTGGAAAGGTACTTCCATCTCCCTTAGTAAATGTTATTGTATTTAACGATACGGATGCTGTTGTAAGTAAGCTACCTGTGTCTGTACTACTGCCACCACTATTAGCAGCAAATAAAGCATATGATGCTGTTACAGCAAATGAGCTACTAATAGCTACTGATGCACTTGCTGCCCAACTAGATGTACCTTGTAATGAACCAGTAAATGATCCACTAAAAGAACCTGTGTTATATGAGCTACTGAAGGTGTTATATGATGAAGTAAAAGCATTAAATGAAGATGTTGTAACAAAAGAACTTGCATTAGCTACTACGTCAGCAATATTAGCATATGATGCTGTTATTGAATAGGAACTACTAATACTAAAACTTGCAGTACCTTGTAATGGACCTACAAAACTACCAGAGAAAAATGAACTTCCTGATGTTTGTAAAGATCCAGTAGCTATTACAATATTATTTCCTGTTACAGATAATGAATTCTTAAAATTTCCATTATCATCTATAAAATTAAGTGTATTTTGTCCAACATTAATAGTATTAACAGTTAATGAACCTGTAATGTCCATCGAACCTGTTAGTATTAGTGTATTAGTAGAAGGATTAAATGTAAATTTACTTGATCCACTAATAAAACTACCACTTTTAAATTGTACACTATTATTAGGACCTAATCCTGTTGTGCCAGTAGGACCTTGTGGTCCAGGGCTATTAATCTGTAATATATTAGTTACAGGTTGTGGTATAGTAATAGAATTACATTTAACATTATCTGTTATGATAAGTTTATTATCACTACCTACCTCAACTATGTTGTGGTTAAAATTTAATATTTGTACATTGTTACAAGACATATTAGCGTGTTACTTCTTTACTTACAAATGCAGGACCTTGTAGTAATCTTGTTACTACACTACCTGATGTTATTTCTAAATCATATGATGCCGAATCAAATGTTAATACTGATGATGATGCAGCAGATATTACTATTCCAATAGTACCACTTACTCCACCAAATGTTAGACCAGTGCCATCTGCTTGTAATGAGCTACTTAATGTAAGATATGTTGTAGGATTACTATCAGCATATCCTGATCTGATTTGCATTTTGCCGCTGTAGCCGGTTAAATCGATAGCGGCATTGGCTGAATCTTTATATGCTAAAGATAAATTTAATGTTGCTCCTTGTTCTATTAGTAATGTGTATTTTCCTGCTGGCATAATTGTTATTTATTTTATTCGAATATTTTAATATCTAAAGTTGCTTTTGTTAGAAAACCATCTACAAAATCTGCAGCTTCTAAACCGTATGTATATATTTTAATTGTAGTGTTATCCACCCATTCGTACCAACATATAGCTAGTCTATTTTCTGGGTTGCCGACGTTTATAGTTATAGCTGTTTTTCCATCTGTGAATGGAGTTGCTGATCCATTTGCTGTTAGTTGATATATACCATCGCCACTAGGCTTTGACCAGGTAAATGCTTCACCTGTTGTATTTATAAGCTCTTGAATTACGGTTGGTTCTGCCGTTGTTTGACTAATAATTTGAACCAGCTGAGTGTATACTGGGCTAATTGTAACTGCGCCTGTTTCACTATTTACTTTTAATGAGCTACTTATTTGTGTATTTACAGAGGTAACACCTCCATTATTAGCTGATAGAGCTGATACAGCATTGTTAGCCCAACTAGCAGTTATGTCATATGTTATTCCTGCTTCAAGGCTAGATGCTTTTAATGCATTAGAAGCCCAACTAGCAGTTATATTATATGTTCCTACTGGGAGGAAGGATGCTGTTCTAGCATTGTTAGCCCAACTTGCTGTTCCTTGTAATGAACCTGTTATATTAGGAGAATTTAATGAGCCTGTTACTATTACCCCACTACCAGATACTAATAGGCTGCCTGTTATTACAGCGTTGCCACTAAAAGGAAAAGCAGGTGTTCCACTTCCACCTCCGATTGCTGAAGAAGCTGTTGTAAATAGTTGTCCACTACTATTAATCATTAGCACATCTGTTAATGCTGTTGGTGAAGTTGATAAATTTGGAAATGAAACTGTACCAGAAACATGTAAATTGTAGGACGGTACAGGGATATTTATACCTACACTACCTCCAGCTGAGCCTGAGAATGGAAAGCCTGTAGTTGTTGAGTATGATCCAGTTGCAAATATAATACCACCTAAATTAATTGAATCTTGAGCACCATTAGGTAATGTGATATTAGTGCCTATAATAATGTTATTTGACTTAATACCTAATGCTCCAAGTGCTTCTGTTGAGTATCTACCAATATTATATCCTATTAATGTTGAGTATGAAGCGCTAACAGCAAGAAGTCCTGAGCAGAATCCTATAATATTAGAATAATCTGCTCTTTTTGCATTTTCACCCGCTTGTTGGCCAATAAAGTTAGAATAAGAAGCACTAACAGCTCCAAATCCAGTATACCAACCTATAAAATTAGATACCACAGCATCGGTAGCATTAGCCCCAGCATTGCTTCCTATAAAATTCGAAAGACTAGCATTATTAGCACTTGTTCCAGCAACATTACCTATAAAATTTGAATATAGAGCATTAGTAGCATTTTGACCTGCTTGATATCCTATAAAATTTGAATATTGAGCTCCAGGAGAATTGTTACCTGCAGAAAATCCTAATAAAATAGAATGTGTTGTAGAGAAATTAGAACTAATAGGGGGAATAATTGAATATAATGTAGTACCTGATGATGTTATTGAATTGTTATTAATATTTCCTTTAACTACTAAATCTGTACTTGCTGTTGTTGGATTAAACCAATATTCTACTGGGGTTCCACTGCCAGTAATTATTACTGTTTGGCCTATGTATCTAAATAAAGGATCTATAGAGCCTGTTGCTTCAGCTACAGTAGTATAGGGACCCATTTTTGAATCAATGGGTCGATTTGTATTAACATCAAAATTTGTTATAATACCTATAGCCATATTCTATATTTAGAACGTAAATGTATAATTTTGAGCTGGTGAAATTGTTGTTTTATTTAAAGTTGAACCATTCCAAGACCCAATGTATATATTATATGAAACTGATGTCCATAATGATCCGGCTCCATTTTGGTCTCTAGTGTATTTGTTAAATGCACTAAATACTTCAAATCCACTTCCATCTTTAATAGATGTTAAATTACCATATGAAGCAGGATAAGCAAAATAAACATATTTAGAAGTTCCAGAAATAGATTTCGTTTTATTACTTTTAATTTCTATTGATCCTGTGAGGCCTCCATCATTTGATAAATCTCCTGTTGTAGAGTAATCAGTTTCACTCATACCATGGAAGAAAGGATAAACATATGTTATAGTTCTTGTAGCAGCAGTAATTGTAGCTAACGTTTCAGGATTAACTGCTCTTAAAGTAAATGTAATAGTTCCATCACTAGTTCTAGTTGCTGTTCTGTTAGATCCTAATGATAGAGCGTTTGAAGATCCTAAAACATTATCTCCAAAATAATAATTGAAATCTCCACTTGTTCCACCAGATGCAGTAAAACTAGCGCTGTATGCATATCTTCCATTTGGATCATCTACTGCAGCTGTAAAGGAAGCAGTATTGTATGTTATTGATGTACCAACTTGATTTACTACACTTGTACTTAATACTGTTGATCCTCCATTTCGTAATGAAGGGGCACCTATTGTTGGAGCAATATATTTTATCAACATTGTTCTTAAAACAGTCTCAAGACTATCTCCAATATTATATGTTGTTCCTGGTGCATTTCCACCAACATCTTGATTAGATATTAGTTGTTGGGTTAATGCTGAACCTTCGGCATTTAATGCATAAGAAGCCGTAGTTGCAAAACTAGCTGTACCAGTTAATGAGCCACTAAAAGACCCCGTAAAGGAGCCAGATAAACTTAAAGGTTGACGTAATTGTTCGGAACGAAATGTACTCATACTACGTATAAATATTAGGCAAATTTACCTATGCCTACTATTTCGTCAGTTGCTGATAAAGAAAATCCTAATTGTGATGCATCTATAGTTAATGTTGATGTGCTGCTATTATCAACAAATGTACTTACTGCTAATGGTTCAATCAATTGACCATTTATAAAGAACATAAAATCATCTTTAGTTAATGCAGGAAGTGGTGATGGAGGTGTTAACCACCCATTAGGGAAAACAGCTATGTTTGGTGGAGTAATAGTATTTGCTGTTACTTGCATATTTGAATTTAAATAATCAGATAATATACTACCACTTACTATAATATTAACATTAGATGTTACATTCACATTATATGAATCAGCCACACCAGCTGCTGCTCCCATTGCTGTTTTCGGTTTAGAAGTAGTAGTAGTTAATGTTTCAGCACTTGTTGCTGTTTCCATAGTAAATACTACTTGTGATTTAGTATAAAATTTACTACCAGCTATAGCTAAACTTTTATTAACAGAATTTGGAAGAACATATCCATTTACTTTAATACTGAAAGTCGATTTAGCTGCTCTATCAGTATTATTCTCTAGTAATGTTGTTGTTGCAAATGAATCAATAGATGCTCTAAATTTCCATCTAGCAGGATCACCCCAATATGAATCAGAAGCCCATTGTATTGCTTCTACAATCTTATTGTTTTGTTCAACAAAATCAGTAAATATAATACAAGTATATGTTAAAGTAACATAGTCTGGGACTGCACTAATGTAATATTTTTCTGATGGGACTCTGTTATTTAATATGTCAAATTGATCATATGCATTTTTAGCATTGTATTTTGATCCTACTACTTGGTATAGGTGAGTTGTATTACCATCTAATTTATTACCTAATGTACGATTTTTTTCAATGTTATCACGCTTAAACATTATAAGTGGTACCATTCCACGGCCACTATTATCGCGGTAAAAGCCGTCTGCTTGTACGGACTTCCATCTTTCAGGTGAGCCGTACAATATAGGAACTGCTATTTGTTGTCCGTTTTGTACTACGTTGGGTTTGATTACCTTTTCAAAGTAATACATTATAGCACTATCAATATCTTCTAAACCAACACTAATATCTTTTACAGTATCATCCTTCATAGAATAATCTGTACCGCGATTTTTAGAAAAAACAGTCTCACTAATCGGTTTTCCCTGATTAGAGAGGTATGGAGGGTTTATTGCCTGTTGTGTTACCTCTGACTGATTTTTCGGTATTGGTTTTAGTCTATCAGACATTATCTTTGTTTTTCAGCCTCAATCATCCCATCTAAGGCAAGTATCATATTATTTAGTTTAGTAAAAGCGGTACTTATTTCTTTAGATAACTTGGCAATATCAGGATTAGAAGAATACTTGTATGGTCTAAATTGTTCCCTCATTTTATAAAGGTCTATACGAGTTTGTTTTAACTTAGGTAAATAAGTTACTGTTGTAGATGATGATCCTGTTTCGGGATCTACAGTAGGTTCACCTAACTTAAATCCTTTTGCTAAAAAGTCGTCTTCTAATTCGTTTAATAATTCTTGTAAGCTTATCATTGTTATAATCTTTCTTTTACAAATCCTAATTTTTCTGGGCGTATATAGAAGCAATCTACTATAATAGACCAAGATGAACCAAAATTGTCTGTTTGTGATGCGTATGAATATAGTGGGTCTTTGCCTACTACTAATTGATTTTCATTTACATTATTTACTTCATAGTAGTCATTATTCCATAGTACAACATCTCCAATTTCAGGTACTATGTTATGTGTAAATCCTCTTCCATCTGGTGGTTGGTCTGTACTTAAATCTAATCCTGCTAAATCATCTCTTAAGAAACGGCATTTGATACTACGAATAATATCCATACCAAAATCATCTGTTGTAGCTTCTGTATCTCCTCTTTCAATTAAACAATTTATTAGCACAGGATCGTTATATGTTTTTTCAGATGATTCACCA